CGCAAATGGGTTGTATGGACCGTGCTGGGGATGTTATCTATCCTGGCTTTTTCAAACCGCTAATCAAATCGTTTTTGCAAAATGGATCTGTTTTGCAAGGTCATAACAGCCGAGATCTTCCGATAGCTATGCCGACGGAAGCGAAAGAAGATGGTATGTCGCTAATGACAACTGCAGTATTTCATGGACATCAAGCTGCTCAGGATGCTCGGAATGTAATCATCGAACGTGCAATGCGAAATATGCCTATGGGATTGTCTGTTGGATTTATTCCAGACTATGACAATGATGGCGTTGTGTGGCATGAGAACGGCAAAGAGCTTTTGAAATATGCGAAGTCCATCGGATATGACACGTCCGATTGGGATACAAAAACCATTAACAAATGGGACGGTTGGTGCCGAAGCATTGTCAAAGGTAAAGAATTGCTTGAATATTCGGTCACTCCCATTCCAATGAATCCGATGGCAATTGCGACGGCGAAATCAATCGACCCAACGTCACCAAATCTTACTGTTCGCGAAGTCGAAAAAACTCTACGCGAAATCGGTTTTAGTAAAACACAAGCCGAAATCATAATTTCCAAAGGTGTCAGACATATGCTTGGGGAGCAAGCTGCAGACGATACCGAGTTACAAAAAGACGCAAACACGGAAACCCCGGGGGAGCCGGTTGTTGACGTAGAAAAAGCAAAACAAACATACGAAAACAACGTTGCCAGGCTTGAATTGTTGCGCGGACGTGCAAACAAATTAGGTGTGGCTTAGGAGAAACGGCAATGAAGACAGCAAACGTGGAAGAATTACGCGTCAATCTCGGTCATGCAATCACCGAAGCTGACAATATTCGCTCCAAGTACGAAGGCAAGTCAGAAGGTATGACTGGCGAAGAAGAAAGACAATTTGAAGAGTGGATGAACGAAGCCGACGGCATCGCCAAACAACTCGAATTGATTGAAAAAGAACAAAAAGCCAAGTCGGTCGCCAAACGATTTGACGACATGAACAAGGCGACCGGTACATGGTTGCCATTTCCCAACGCAGGCGGCATCAGTCCTGAAGAGCAAAGCAAAAAACTTGCAGAGCGCAAAGCCTACAGCAATTATTTGCAAGGTCAGGATCCGGCAAGCAGATTTGCACCTGAAATGAAAGCCTATCAATCTGGCGATACACTTTCCGGCGGAAGCTTCATCACTCCCGTCGAAATGGCAAATGAAATCATCACATTGATGAAAGACCTTGTCTTTATGCGTCAATTGTCGAGACATTTCACAGTGACGCAGGCAGGATCGTTAGGCTTTCCGACTATTGACACCGATCCATCTGACACCGACTGGACCGCCGAACTTGCCATCGGTAATGAAGAAACTACTTTGACAACCGGCCGAAGAGAGCTTAAGCCGTCTGCTTTAGCAAAATCGCTTAAGTTGTCCAAAAAGTTGCTTCGAATGGTCCCGAATTTCGAATCGGTCATTATGGACAGGTTGGCGTACAAAGTCGGTATCACGCAAGAAAAAGCGTTTTTGGCAGGAGACGGATCAAACAAGCCTCTTGGCGTGTTTACCGCGTCTCCGCAAGGCATTTCCACTAACCGAGATAACGTTGCTGCAAATGCTGCGAGCATTGTCGCTGACGACCTTTGGAATACCTATTTCAAGTTGAAAGCGCAGTATCGAGCCAAAGCAACATGGATCATTAACCGAACTGTACTCCAAGCAGTTCGCAAACTGAAAGACGCCAATAATAACTATATCTGGGCTACCGGCATCGGACCTGGTCTCGGTTATCAGGGCCTTCCGGCGACATTGCTTGGATTGCCATACTGTGAAAGTGAATACGCGCCTGGCACGATTGCCACGGGCTTATACACCGCAATCCTTGGCGACTTTAGCCATTACTACATCGCGGATGCGCTTTCTATGGAAATCCAGGTTCTCTATGAATTGTATGCAGCTAACAACCAAATGGGTTACATCCTGCGGTTGGAAACTGACGGAATGCCAGTTCTTGAAGAAGCATTCGCAAGATTGAAACAGGCGTAAGGAGAAAATCATGCCACAAACATCTGAAGCACTTGGAAGGAGTTCTGTCGTTCTCAAGAACCCCGGCGCGGCAATCACCGCAACCTATTCGTCTGCATCATTGGACCTTGCCAACGCGCTGGATAACAGCATTAACGTGATACTGGGCACATGGACAGACGGCACGTTCACCTTTAAGCTGCAAGATAGTCCCGACAACAACACATGGACGGACGTTGCCGCAGGATTATACAACGGATCTTTGGGCGTCGTTTCGGACAACACGCAGGTCGGTACTGCACTTCGCGTAGGTTATTTGGGCGCTCAGCGATATGTCAAAGTCGTTTGCACCGTGACCGGATCTCCGGCAACCGGATTGTTTCAAGCGATCGAGGCCATTGTCAAATATCGCAAACACAGCTAAACGGCTGTAAATAAGACCTTGTTGGGGCGTAAGTGATTATGCCCCAATATTGAATGGAATTTTAATGTCAACCAGTTGGGCAACATCATTTGACATATACAGAATGCTGACTGCGGCAGGCATTGCGGAAAACGGATTAAACCAGTTTCAGCAAGCCATTGATTTTAATACCGCATTGGCGACCGCTCAAAAGCATATTGAGCGAGAAACGATGTTTGAGCCGTTTTTGGCAACTGCAAGTTCAAGCCTAACATTTGACCCATGGGAAGTGAAATACAACTCTGAAAGATTGTTGTTGCAATTGCCGGGCGGATTGGCAAGTAATCATCCTGTTACCATTGTCGCAAACAGTCAGACGTTAACACAGGATTCAGATTACTGGATGATGTCTCAAAGAGCTATCGCGGCAGGCAAGCCGTTTTATGCCATTGAGTTTTTGCATCCGCCATCGGGCCCGCGTAAAAGTTTAGTCATAACAGGATATTGGGGATATTCGGACGTTTTGCCGGATTAC